CGCCAGAATCAACGCGAGCATTGAGACTAACCACTTTGGCTTGAATGTCATTTTTTGCCTTTCTTAAAGCACCATTGGCCTTGTCAATCTTGGCCGTCAGCTCTGCTTCTTTTGCCCGAGCTTCTCCATTAAGTCGGTCAATTTCTGCTTGATCTTCAGCAACGCGCCGGTTATAACCTGTTTCATCTGCGACATAGTAACCTCCTAAAACAATCAACACAATTCCCACAACTTGGATAACCAAAGCGTGGGGTTTTAACATGGGCAAGAAACCCACTAAATAGCTAATTGCATACGCGCCAAATCCTAGAATTAGCGCAAATAAAGCCAAATAATGCAAAAGATGTGCAAAAAAATCAAACATTTTTAGTGCTATCCCTTGCGTGCGCCATTCTTTCGCGTTCTTCCTCATCCTCCAACACCGGCGGCCCCGATGGCGGCGGCGGGGGCACCCATGATTCATCAAACCTTGGGTTGGTAAACGTTGGCATAGCGCCGAATGCTTGGCCGCTTTGGGGCATTGCTTGGGGCATTCCATAGCAACCCCCCATCATGGGCATTTGTGGGCTTGTGGCCTGTTTTATAGCCCCAATTGTGCCCGCAACGCCGCCCGCCACTTTCTTGCCCGCCACACCCCCAATTGCGCCCACGATTAGCAAAACAATATCGTTTAGCATCTTGGTGTAGGCTTGATCGATGGGGGCCATTGCTTTGATCGGTTGCACCACAAAAGTAACCGAATACAAAAGCGCAACAACAATGAAAAATAGAATAGCGGTGATGGCCAACACCACGATGGCCCACACCCTTACCTCGATTTCGTCACTTGTTAACTTGTTCAACCTTTTTCTCCAACACCGGTGCAACTAAATATTCGGGGCACGTTTGGCTAAATTCGCACTTAGGGTGCACGCAATCCTTGTCATTAAAGTGATCGGGGTCTTGGCATAGATACCGGTATCTATCCTCGCAACCCGTCAACAACAATAACAACAAAAGATATTTCATTTGCTTTCGATCTTTGCAAGTGCTTTGTTAACCCTAATTTCCATGATCTTGATATCAATAAACATCCACGCCATGATTGGCAATAAAAATAGCAAAGTGGTCATTAGGCAAACGACCGTGATGATGTAGAAAGAGCGATCATCATCGCCCACACCCACGCTATCATCAGAAAAGTTACCGTTGTTATTATTATTCGATCCGTAACTTGATCCGCTTTTTGTCGTTTTAGCCATGCCGCTTTCCGTTTCTTATCCAATTCCGCCTTTCTTGCTAACGCCTGTTGATTGGCAATGTGGCCAACCATCTTATTCACACGGCTATACAAATCCTTCATCTCCTCCGGCACATGGTAAACCATGTATTCCCGCATTTCCTCATTTAACTTTTCCATTTGTAAGTTAGCAATAACCAACTTAATCGCAATGTCTTGCCCCTCCTCGCCCGAAACCGTTAACGCCAATTCTTCTTGCTCTTTTGCATAATTCTTTAGCCCGTTATAGGCGTGAAAGAATTTTGTTAGCGCATCGGCCACTTGGGCATAGATTTGGTTTTCATCAAACTCGACCGCTTTCTTTTTGGTCTTTTTAACAGGAGAAAATCCGATTTGAGTTTGTTGCTTTTGAGGTTTTTGTTGAACGCCAAATAGTTTTTTGAAAAACCCAAATATTCCTTGAGCATCTTTTTGTATGCCCTTGATATCACCCACAACTCCATCAATTTCTTTCTTGGCATCAACGACAAACTGCCGCCCCTCCTTGTACATTTCACAGGATTCTTTGACAAGCTTGAAGGCCGAAGTTGCCAGAGCGACAAGTGTGAATGGATCAATTTTTACAACCCAAAGAATTTATGGAAAAACGCACCCGCAACGCCGGGGCCAAGTAAAACTAATAGCATCACGCCATAGATCAAAAATTCGATCTTGGTCATGCGCCTCTCGCCATCTACCAAAGATTGCTCTATGCGCCTGTAACGCTCGTCACAAACCGCAACGTGGACGGCCAAATCTTGTTCTGTGTTGCTCATGTCTTTTGAATAAATGCTAATGCGTAATAAAGTGGATTGTTGGTGCCGCTAGATGTAACAACACCGCTAGATGCAAATCCGCCATTGTTTCCAACCGAATAGCTATTGCCCGCGCCAACGATAAATCGATCCCTTAGATCGGGTGTGCCGTTTGATCCGTTGCAAAGCACATAGCCGGTTGGGATTCCGCCGATTGAGCCGGACCACATGATGATCCCACCGGCGGGCACCGCGCTAACGGCGGGGCTTGTGCCAATGATTCCATACAAGTTATCCAATGTTTGAATAACATTGTTGTTGGCATCGGTTAACACAAATTTATATGAATATCCGCTTGTTAGCCAAATTTCATTGGCGGGGCGGCCATCCGTGCCTAACACAATTGGGTTGGTGTTGGCGGTGTTTCCGGTGTTATCGGTGTAGGTGTTTAGCGGTGTGCTTGTGCCCGCTTGGTAGGTGTAGATATAGCCACCGGCCAAAGGCACGTTAGGCGTGGTGCTTGATAGGAATTGAAAGCCATTTCCTACGGGTGAAAGATTAACGCTCATGGTTGTTTCCCTATTTCTGACAATAATGTCCTTTTGGCCCAATCGGTTTTAGCCGCCTTAGATTCCATTCCGGATGTTAATTTTCCGCCAATCATTTCGCCCAATCCCGCGCCACCACCGGCACCAACGGCCGTGCCAATTGGGCCAAATATTGATCCGGCGGTGCCACCGGCCGCGCCACCCACGGCGGTTGATCCCTTTTGAATCATAGCCGGTAATATCCCTCGTTTGATGGCGGATTGTGCTTGTGCGGCCGCGCCGATATACGATGGGTCGTAATCTAATATATGCCCACCCGCCTCCAAATCATCCAACTTTTGTAACAAATCGGGCCGATCTTTGAATAATATTTCCTCATTCGCTTTGTGTGCTTTTCTAAAATTGGAAACGTTTTTTTCATTCCATTTCTTTTTATTTGTCGATCCCTTTTCCATTAGATTTTCTAAATAATGGCCTTGCAAAACACTTTTTGCTTTTTGTGAATCGGCTTTTAATTCGGGCGGCACGCTATCCAATGTTTTGATAATGTGCCCAAATTGTTCCGAATCAAGATTAATCACATCATTGGCTATATTTTGAAACGGTGTTCGCCTATTGATAGGCGCATTTATATCGTAATCAAATAGCTTAGCAATCCCCTTTGGGTCTTCCAACGTTTCTTTTTTCAATTTCCAAAGATCACGCCCTTGTTTGTATGTATCCTCACCAGCGTGTTTCAAAACCGAATCATCGATTTGTTCTTTCACTTTTCCTAGCAAACTACTATTGTCTTTGTTCCAAATAGTATTTAGCCATTTGCGGAATTGTTCCGTGTTCTTAACCGTTAAGCCATCAGGATTTGTGTCTTTATACAATTGCAATTGATCTTTAATAGCTTTAACTAAATTTTGTTGATCTTTTGCATTGGCGGTGTTATTAAATTCACGATCATTCAATAACGTTTCAATATCCGCGGGATTTACAACCGGCAATCCACCGGATTTTTCATCCGCTTGTTTGTATAGGGTATTTGTTTGCTTATCAAACCATTCGTTGAATTTTTTGATTGGCGCATCAACGGTTTTGCCTTTTGATGTTAGGCTAGATTGATCATTGCCAATAACACTTGATCCGGTTTCTTTAATAAGATTGTTGTTGAAATCGGATAATTTTTGTCTTTCATTGGCCAAGTGTTCGTAAGCTTCTTTGCCCAACGGATGATCAATAAATTTGGATAGATTTGCATCAATAGCGGCATTAAGCGCATCGCCCGTCACGGCGCTTATCCGTTGTTCCTCGGGCGCAAAACCTAATCGTGTCAATACATCGGATTTGGCTTTAGCAATCTGTGGTTGCACGCCATTTGAAACCGGCGGTGATGCCACCGCATCCGGCATACTTGTTTGTGCGGTTAGCTTTTCTTGTGGCGCAATGTTTTCTATTGGTGCCGTAGTGGGCTTTGCCTGTGCCGTTGCCTGTGTTGTTGGTTGCGGTGCAAATTGTTGTGTATTTTGTAATGAAAGTGGTTGGGTTGTGGTTTCCTGTTGTGCAAAAATAGATTTGTTTTTTGCCTTTGCCTCACGGCTAACTTCCAACTCTTGCATCCACGGCTTAGTAGCCTTTGAAACGCCTTTAACACCCAATGGCGCGGCCAACATTAATCCATTGATTGCGGCTTGGATATCTTGCACCGGCACGCCCGTGCGCTTTGCTATCGCCTCCGCGCCTTCATTAATATGCGATCCAATGTAATCCATCACTTGTGATGGCAATGCCTGTTTGTATTCCGGTGTGCCCGCCATTCCGGTTAGCTTTCCAACCGGTTGGCTCAATGGTGCGGCAACACGATTGGCCGCCGCCTCGGTTTCCGCCGGTGTTAACAAGTTTTCAGGCCCACCGGTTACTTGATGGATTAAATGTGAAACACCGCTTAATGCGCGTGGTATGGCATAGCCAACGGTGCCCGCAACCATACTAGGCGCACCGGCAATAATATCGGCACCACTTGTAACCAAACCTTGCATTTTCTTTTTAAGATCAAATGCTTTTTGCAAGGCACCGCCAACCATTTCGTTGCCACGATCGGGTTGTTGTTGCGCCGATAAGCCCATAGCTTGTTTAACACTTGTGGGCGCTTTAATGCTTGCAACATCCGGATCAAAATCTAATGGATCAACATTTGAATTTGGATTGATTTGAATCGTTTTGCCATCGGGGCGGTGCAATCCGTGTTCCGCAAGCAATTGATCGCTTGCTTTGTTTACATCGGTTAATTCTTTGCCGGTTAATTCACGGTGCCTTTGTTTTAAAACATCTAGGCGTTGTTGCAATTCCGGATTCGTGCCGGTTTTAGGTTTGAATTTTTCAAAGAATGCAACATCTGGGTCTTGATCTAATACGGTTGTTGTCATTGAAATTCACCCCTTTCAATGCGTTTCATCATCTTTTGTTTGCGTTGCAATTCCTTAGCCTCATCCGGCGTTAAATCCCCAAATAGCTTTGCCCTTTCAAAATCCTTTTGCATCGGCGAAAGATTAGATTTATTAATGTTTTGCAACATAAAGTTTCTAATATCATAATTTGCATTGAATTCGGCACGGTAATTTTGTTCGTGGATTGGGCCGTTGTATGGGCCATGCTTGGCCATAAACGCCTTTAAACCCGCCGTGTAGGCGTGTGCCGCGGTGTTGGTTGCATAGGCACGATCCGCAATGCTTTTCAATGCCTTTGGATCAATATCGGTTGATCCGCTTATGTTATTTACGGTTTCGCGTGCCGCGTTGGTTGGTGCGCCAAATATTGATTCATTATTCAATTGTTGCATAGCCAAGTTTTTAGCTAATTCATTTAGGCTAGGATTTCCAACAAGTGATGTTTGCAAATTACGCACCACTTGGCCCAATTGGCTACCTGTGGCGGCACCAAGGTTTTCGTAAATCTTGCGAATGTTTTGATCGCTTTCGCTTGCCACTTTATCGGCCGCAATAGACGCATCTTTTCTAGCCATTCCCGCCTCATATCGCGCTTGTTGTTGCGTGTTTAATTGCGGAATTCCACCGGCCGCAATTGGCATATCCAATGCAATTTTTGGCATATCTTGCATATTGGGTTTTATAGCTGATGTATTTGGTAAACCTGTTGGGATTCCATTTCCACCTGATGGCAACATCATATCCGCGGGCAATGGGCCACCTTTGGGATTAGCCACATCGGCGGCCGGCGGGGGCGTTGTAGATGTGGCAATTTTTACCGGTGTTAATACACCGTTTTCGCCAACTTGATATTTGATATTGTTAACCTCAACAAACGATCCCGGCGCGGGATTAGTTTCCAACGATTGCGCCGGCCGATTAGGTTGAAACAATGATGTTGGTTGTATTGTTTGTTTGGTGCCTTGGCTAATTACGGTTGGTGCCAAATTAGCTTGTGCAAATTGTTGTGTGTTTTGGCCACGTTGCACAATGTTAGTTAATGCTTGCCCCAACGCCTCCGGCTTTTCATCAATCAAAGTATAAATTGGTCGTAAATGCGCCTCAACCGATGCCTTATCAATCCCACGGCCAACCAATCTTTCTTGTGCCGCAATCACCGCATCTTTAGCGGCTTTGACCGATTTTGGGTCTTTTGGATTGATGTTTTGAATATCTTTGTTGGGGATCAAGGCACCCAATTCGTCATTCATATGTTCGGCTTGGGTGCCGGTTAAATCATATTGTGCCTTGCGGGCCTCAATTTCCGCTTTCCGCGCCGCTTGTTCCGCAACGGTAATATTGGGTTGTTCTTTCCCGCGTTGTTCCCTAGATAGCGATTTGCTTCTTTCAATCTCTGATTCTTGCGTTGCTTGTTGTCTTTCTAATTCCAAGCGTGCTTTTTCCAATTGCAACGGGTTTAATTGTTGCGCTTGCTTATATTGTTGTAATTGTTGCATTGGCCCAAGAATATCGCTTAACGATGTTGATGGCGTTGTTCCATAATTAGTAAAAACCGGCATGATCTTTTCCTTAAGTCAAAAGCAAGGGTGCAGTTTTAGCTATGGTTTGCAATGTATTAGCTTGGTTTTGTGCGTTAGCAACTTGCACTCCGGCTTGTGATGCGGCCAATCCTGTTGTAACGTTTCCGTATGTATTTGCCAAATTTGCACCAACGGAACCTAGTTGATTCAATGATGTTTGACCAATTCCGGCTACGCCCGCCAAATTGCTATAAATATTGTTGCGTTGTGTTTGATAGTTGTTAAACGCATTTTGATACGCGCCTTGTGCGTAATTTTGTGTGTAAGTATTTAGCCCTTGCAATGTATTTCCGCTTAACAATCCACCGCCAACATTGGCCGCGTTTCGTGCTTGGCTTTGGCCTTGTTGTAATTGGAATGCGTAATTAGGGGCTAATTGTGCGGTTAAATCTTGGTTATTAAATTGATTCTGTAAATAAGGCAAATTATTCGTAATTGCTTGCGCCGCCGGTGTTCCTAAATTTTGGAATGGTTGTTGGGCGGCCGCATATTGGCTATAAAACCCGCCAATAGTATTTAAGGCATTTTGACCCGCGGCGGCTTGTGTTGCGGCGGCGCTTGTATTTCCCGAATTGACAATATTATTTGCAAGCAATGTTCCGCCTATTGTTGCACCCGCCGCTATTTGTGCGGCAGTTAATAATGGTGCGGTAGGCGTGGTAGTTGTTGTTGGTGCTGGTGTTGGTGTAGATGGTGGAGTTGCCGATGGTGTGGCGGCGGCGGCGGCGGCGGCCGCGGGCACAATTGGTGTTGATGGCGTATACCCAGTTGTTGTGTTAACTGGCGTGCTATTTGGTAAGCCCGTATTATTAACAATTGGACTTGTAGCATTTGGCGTTGTTGGCGCGGTTGATGTCACCGATGTTGATGTGGGAGAAACACCAACCATGTTGGTGAAAGGCACGGGTGTTGTTGTTGATGGCAAAGATGCCGTGCCGGTGCCCAATGATGATAGATTGGTTAGATCGCCCGGTTGGGGAGTGTTGATAAAGTTTGGATTTAAAACCGATTCGGGCAATTGTTGGGCGTTTGCCAAATCGCCTAATAATGTGCCGCCTGTTGGAGTTGTATTTGGAGTGCCCGGGGTTGATCCTGTTGGTGGTAAAACATCATCAAGATTACCTAATCCATTGCCGAATTTTGGATTTGTAGGACTTGCAGGTGCTGTTGTATCGGTTGGGGTTGTATTTGTTGGGGTTGTATCAGTTGGATTATCCGCGGGCGCATTGGGATTGATTCCCAAGCCACTTTTAACGGATTGCACCAATGGCGAATCGGGATTAAATCCCGCGTAAGACACGGCCGCACTAATCAATGCCGCACCATATTGGCCTTTGCTTGCCGCATCGGCGGCGTTATAAGCGGCGATATAGGGCACTAAAGCGGGGAATGCAACCGCCAAAGCGGGCACCGCGGCCGATGTTAATGCGCCCGTGCCACCGGCAAATCCGCCCGCACCAGCATTTACGCCAACGTTTTGCACATTGGCGGCGGTAACCGGCGCAATCGTGCCACTTTGATCGGTTTGTGCGGTGACTTGAATCATCCCATTCCCGCTAGGAATGTTGATTCCGGTGCCGTTTGGCCCTACTTGCACTTGATAATTTCCGGCGATTGGTGCGCCCGTTGTCTTGTTGATTAAGTTATAAGTGCCGGTATCCGCATCAAAGTTAACCGCCGCATTTCCGCTTATCAATGCTTGTGATAATTCCGGATTCGCTTGTTGCGCCGCACTAATCATATCGCTTGATGCTTGGCCATAGCTTGTGCCAACCGCGCCCGGTGCGGCCGATCCCACAAATTGCGGTGCGGCCATGCTAGAAAGTGATGTGCCCATATCGGTTGGTGTTGGTGCGGGTGTTGGTGTAGCCTGTGGTTGTGTTGCAATTCTTTGCATAGGTGCGGGTTGCGCCACCGCTTGCACTTGTTGGGGCGTAATATTCATCCCCGTTGCGGCACTAACAATGCTTGCAATTTGCGCGGGGTCTGTAATTCCAATCGATGCGGCCGCTTGCAAAATAGCCTGTTGGCCTTGGGGCGTGCCAATATTAGCGTTAATAAAATCGCTTGTGCCCGCCGGTAATCCGGCCATAGCATCTTGCACGGCGTTATTTATTGCGGTTGTTGTCATTATTCCCCCATTTATACATTGTAATACGGCACTTTAAAATGTTGCCCGTTTACCGTGATATTTATGAAACCAACCGGATGCGCGGGCAATGTGCCCGATCCCGTGGTTGCCGTGGTGCTAGGGGTAAAGTTCAACAAATTCAAAAAGAATTGTTGCCATGCCCGTGTAGGCCGATTCGATGCTTTATCCAAAAATTCACTTTGTGGATAAGGTTGTAATTGTGATGTGTTAGTGGTAATTGTCAATTTTCACCCCCACTTGCCTTTAAATTAGCGGAAACAATAACGGCTTTGACCGGATCGCTAACCACCACCTCAAACACCCGATCACGCGCTTGGCCCAATCGCCGCCAAATTGCGCGGTTTTGATACTTTCCGGTTTGGCCGATGCCGACCCAATGTTCCTTAGACCATGTTGAACCGCCATCATCTGACCAACGCAACATAGCTTGCGGGTTAGTGGTTGTTGTCTGTTGGCTAATTGCGCTTTGCGTGCCCAAAACAACGGTTTGTGTGGCCGGAATCGTTAGCGTGGCCGTTGGCGCAATGTAATAAGGTGATTGTATATAAAGAAATTGATTTTGGCTAAGGCCCGTTGTTCCCACACCGGGTTGAAATTGAATCTGAAATTCCTCGAAATACTGCCGTTGTAAATCCGAAACCAAATGCGGTGCGCGTCTTAGCCGCCTAATGTTATTTCCATCATCCGTGTAGTTGGTGTTGTCCAACTCATATATCTTTCCGTTGGCGTAATCACCCACCAACACCATATTTTGGAATACACACGAACAATTTCCACGGTGCCGCGTGTATTGTGATCCGGTGTAATAAAGCCATTTATACCATAGCCCCGTTGTGGAATCGAAAGCCCAAGTGATGTTAATTGTAGGAAACGAAACAACATAAACCTCATGGCCTTCCAATTGATAAGTCCACGCAACCGCATCCTCAATATACTGATTCACCAACGTGTTTTCCACCGCGTGCGTGCTTATTCTTTGCGGAATATAGCCATTCATTTGCATGATTTGGCCTTGGCCGCGTAGATTTCGGCTTACATAGGCAAAGCTATTGGCTAGGCGTGAAACACTATTTTGGGCAACAATTCCGTGTTGGGTGCTAGTGCCCGGTATGCGTTGGAATGGAAATGGGAACAATCCCGCATCCACCCACACCTCCGAGCTCGCTTCGCCCATTAAGTAAACCTCCCGATGATCCACAATCAACGCAACCAATTGATCCGGTGCGCCATCCTTGGATGCAAAAGATAATTGTTGCGATATGGGGCTTAGCGCATCCGATGCGCCAAATTGTTGGCTAGATGGGCGTGAATAAACAAAATAGTTATCAATCACATCCACCGTGGTGCCGCCGCTAAATGCCCCATCGGTGCTAGGCAACACCGTGAAATCTAGCGCATACATGGTTTCCGATCCAACCGTGGTGTTGCTACTTAGGGTGTAGGAATTGTATCCACCGCTAGGCGTGTTGATGGCGATAACCACCGAATCCACCGGCACGCTAGTGCCTTGAATGGTTTGCCCCAAATACAATGTTGATGTGGTTAACAATGTGCTATTGGTTGATCCCGATGCGGTTGATCCGGTAAAACTAGCCGTATTTAACGAATTCATCAATGTGGATGCAACCGTTTGCGATATGTTTAATGTCCACGTTGTGCCCGATCCGCCCGTGATCACCGTTTCTTGTGACACGCCAACACCGAATAGCACTTGCCCAATCGCTATGGTGCCGCTTTGAATATTAGAAACCGTTAGCGTTGTTCCCGATATCGATCCGGTAAAAATGGCCGTTGTAGGCGTTGAAATCCGCCATGAATAGCGATAAGACCCATCAACGATGTAGGCATACAAGCCATTATCAACAAGCCCCACACGGCCGCTTGCGCTATTTAAGATTCCCACAATCGTGGGCGTTAGATTGCTAGATAAAAGATACACATAGGCACCACAAACCGCAATAGCCTGTGATCCGCCGCTAAGTGTTCTAAGGCCACGGATTTCGGCACCGGCGGGCAACACCAATTGCGTGGTTAGCCCCGGCGTTGGGTATAGCGCAACAACTCCCCTGTCACCCGGTTGTTTAGTGGGATCGATTTCCGGATAGAAATTAATACACTCCTGCGCATCCTGATAGATGCTAGGTGCGGTGTAGCTTGCCCCAACAAAACCAAAGTCCGGCATTTTCTAGTCCTATCTAAAGAAGCCTCCGCTCAAAATCCAGCCCGCATCGCGTTGGCGTGATGTCAAGATCGCGTCTTGATAGGCGGAATTTTGCACGGGTTTCATGTTGGTGCGCTTGATTGTGCTTTTCCCCTGTGCGGCAAAGGCATTAATCATCTGTATTTGCGTTGCGCTTGCCTTTCCATATGCGGGCATTAATCTTTCCGCTAGGCACCATTCCAACGCCATTTCATAGCCTTGGGGCAATATGATCGGATCATTAATCGTCACATAATTGCTAAATAAAGTATCGCAAAATAAGTGCATTTCGCCTTGCGATGGGTTTGGCCATACAAAGATGTTTCCCAATGGATCACTTGGTTGGTAATAAACCGCCTTTGGCCAAGGGCCGTTTAGCGTCTTAAGCCCAATCATGTTGTAGTTTTCTAGATTCAACACGGCCACGGGGTAATCCAATCCGCCGTTGATAATGGGCACGCCATTGGAATTGGTGTTGATTCTAACGAATGATGAATTAATGCTTAGTGGGCGTTGATAGAAAGCATTGATTGTGGTGCTTGAAACATTTTGGCTAATGTTAAGCAAATAGGTGCCTAATTCGTTAACATTCCCGCCCGCACCGGTTGCAAAGCCATTGATCTTGGTGCCCGTGGTAATTCCGGTTCCGCTTAGTGTCATCCCAAGGGCTATTGCACCGCTTGTGATTGCGGTAACCGTTAACACGTTATTAGTAATCGATCCGGTAAAAGTAGCGCCAATTTCACCACCGGGGCCGATGGTGTATTGGGTTTGGCCGGGTGTGATCGGAAAAATGACCTCGGTTTTGTAATAAACCATCATTTGTTCGTTTGACCATTGATCGATCATTCGATTCATCATCACAAACGCGTCTTGTGCGGATGCCGCATCGGGCGTTTCACCGGCCGCCAATGCGCCAATATCCTTTAAAGCGGAGCTAATAATATCTATTGGCGCGGTCATGGTTTCTCCTCTTATGCGGGCACTACAACGTGACCATCATCGGCGGGTTTGGGTTGTTGCTCATTGCCTTGGCGTTGGATTTCTTCCATCGTCTGTGCAATTAATTCTTGATTACGTTGCAATGCAACAAAAATCGTGTTTACTTGTGGGATTGAAAGTTCTAGTTTCATAGCTTAGGTTTAAAGGTTTGTGGAAGCCAAGGAGGAACGGCTTTCACGGGTTGGTTGGATTGTTCCTCTAGCCGTGATTCTATTATGTTCTTTCCATCAAGCATAGATGCCGATTTGATCCAATCAATCACGTTTTGTTCCGTCACTTGATCATAAGGAATATCACCCTTTTCGGTGAAATACCAATTCCCCTCGGTGTCTACTTTGCCGTTGGAAACATAGTATTTGGCCGATGTGATTTGCCCATCATTATGCTCAACCTCTAAGATTTTCCAATCCATTATGCAACCCAAGGCAATTTAGGCGAAACCACAGTAGGATTGATCTGTGCGTTAATCATGCCATCCAATGCGGTCTGTGTTGCCGTTTGGTCAACGCCATTTTCATAAATCCAACTTAATACCTCTGCTTGTGTCAAATTGGCATAGGGTATGTATTGTTCATTAGGGTTGTAAACAATGTTGCAAGTGCTATAAATCCTTGCGGTATAGGGGACACCATTGTTTGTTTGGTCTGATGTTGCCACGCATTGCCAATGGGCGCAGAACACGCAATCAGGTTGTGGTGTTGTTGGATATGCGTCTAGCGCAGAAATTGTCCATACATAAGTGTTTGCCATTATTTACTTTCCAAGGTTGCGATACGTTGTTTAAGGGATTGAATTTCTTTAATCATCATTGGGACAAGTTTAGAATAATCGACTTGCATCATTTCATCAGGGTCTTTTGGTTTCATTACCGCATATGGCGCAACTTCAATTAACTCTTGTGCAATCATGCCGTATTCTTGATGACTATTGTCTGCTATCCAATCAAATGAACGCACTTTGATGCCATCAATGTTTCCTTGTGGCGCATCAACAATGTTTTCTTTTAATCGTTGGTCAGATGTGATGTTGTAGAGGACGGCAGAATTTCCATTATTTGTAATGGAGCCAATTTTTGTTGTGTTACTGTAAAAAGCAGCAAAACTAGCCGTATTATTAGCTTGAGAATCAATCAAACTAATTCCAGTTCCACCTGATGAACTTAGAAAAGATGTTGTTTGACGTGCACTTCCTACCGTACTTGTAGTCCCCACTAACAAGTTACCACTAGAGTCTATACGCATCCGTTCTGTGCCACCAGTTGAAAAGTTAATGGCGGGTGAAGTAGACAGCGCGTAATCAGTATCAAATCCAACTACGTTGCTTGAATCGTTTGTTTTGATGTATAGCGCAGGCTGATTGCTGCCGCTTGTATTTCGGAAATAAGCAAGCCCACCGTCAGCAGCTTTTTGCACTTGCAGCTTGTACGAAGGCGAACTCGTCCCAATACCCAAACCTGTGCTGGTCAGGCGCATTTGTTCTGTGGCGTTAACGTTAAAAGCTAGAGGGTGGTTTGAAGCAACGTTAATAAGTCCAACACTGCCAACTTGGTCAGCTTGAAAACGAATATCAACACTAGTTGATGTGGCTCGAAACAACCCTGCACCAGAAGTGCCTGAAACTTGAGAAACTGTGTAGCCAGCGGGCAACGACAATGCTGCGCCACCAACACCCAAGTTAGTACCATCAAAAACAAATGCAGACCCAGTAGCCAAAGCACTTGTACTTGTAGCGTATGCCACGCCATTCGTTGTTAAGCCACTTAATCCTGTTGATATTGGCAATCCTGTTGCGTTTGTCAATGTAACGCTAGATGGTGTACCTAATGTCGGTGTCACCAATGTGGGGCTTGTGGCCAATACAACCGCACCCGATCCTGTGGTGCTTGCCAACATGGTTGTTGTTACAGTGCCCGTATCACCCGTTGTGACAAAAGTGCCCGATACGGCGGGAACGGCAATCGTAAAGCTAGATGCGGTGTTTGGGCCACTAACGGCCACTTGACCGCCTGATGCCGCTTGAAAGACTAAATTTCCCATGATTTCCCCTTATGGCGCAATATAAATTGCGGAAACATACAACGCACCCGTGGATGGGTTATATTTTAACTTTGTTGATGATGTTGTGGCGGGATTATTTCCGCTTGAATTTGATACAAACACGGGATAATACGTTGCGTTGGTGCTTGTGTTATCCGTGATCGCAATATTCGTTGCATTTGTGGCCGTGGTTGCCGTTGTTGCGCTACTTGCATTTCCCGTTAAAGCGCCCACAAATGTGGTGCTAGTAACCGATACAAGCCCCGCAATCGTTGTGGCCGATGATCCCAACGAAATAGCCGTTGTCCCAACTATCACACTAGAATTGTTAAGTGCCGAATTGGGAATAGATGTTAGCCCCGCACCCGATCCGCTAAATTGTGTGGCCGTAAATACGCCCGTGCTAGGGTTAAATTGTAGCTTGGTGCTACTTGTGTATTCGGTTGTTAAGTTTCCCGCCGTCTGATTGGCAAATAACGGGTATCGCGTGCCGTTTGTTGTGGTGTCATCGGTGACTGTTGCGTAGGCCGTTGGTGATACCCAACTAGGCGCACTTGATCCGTTGGATTGTAAGACTTGGCCACTTGTGCCCGCCGCCGTGAATCCATAAGCCGTGCCCGTTCCGTAAGCAACCGCGCCCGCCGTGGGTGTTGCCGTGCCGTTTGTGCCGCCATTCGTTATAGCCACTTGGCCAACAATGTTGCCCGCTTGAACCGACAAATTGCTTTTGTTGACGTAGATTTGACCGCTAGAGTTTACATAGGAAACTGTGCCGATCTTGACCGCATAGCCCGTTGGCGGTATGGTGTTTTGATAATAGCCCGCCGAATAAGGCGATAAATAAAGTGTGTCACCAACTGTATAAGTGCCCGTGTTAACACCCGATACAACCCCAATAGTGGTCACATAGCCCGCCGTGCCCGTTGGAATAGCCTGATTTGCCAATCCAATCACGTTGGCCGTGGTTAGGCTATTGGCAATGGCCAAAGCCACGCAAGGATAAATAAATCCGCTAGATGTGCTAGTGATGTAAACGGGTTGGCCAACATTGATTGTTGATCCCGTGTTGTTGTAAACCTTTAATTGAATTTCTTGCCCAATGTGCAATTCATTATTAGTTACGCCGTTGTAATAAGCCAAGGCATCTTGCGCTTGGTCATAAAACAATTCGCCCTGTGCGTAGCTAGGCAAAGATGATTGGGGCGTTAAAGTGGCGTAATTAGAAACCGTTGGATTTGCTAGGCTTGCGCCCGTTGCCAATGCTAAAACCGATCCCGATCCACTTGTTGAATAAGATGATCCCCACGCCGATCCCGTTGAATTGGGTATTCCCGATGCGGGATAAACCATAGGCGCGGTATTGGTGATCGTCACCGCACTTGATCCGTTATAGTTTGTGCCGCTTAGATTTGATCCAATCGTTAAAGCAAATAGATTTCCACCCAAAGCCACGCCCGAAATTGTGGAATTGGCCAATTGTGCGTTGGTGATCGTGCCACTTAGCGCGGTTGTGGGGATCGTTGTGGCCGCCGTCATAGCGCCCGTGCCGTTTCCGTAAACATACCCCGTTAGCGTTGTTGCCCCCGTGCCCCCATAGGCCACCGCTATGGTGCTTGCATTCCAAGTGCCCGCCGTTAGCGTGCCAACACCCGTTATTCCCGTATAAGACCCGCTAATTAGGCTAGATGAAATCGTGCCACTTGTGATTTGTGATGCGGCAATAGCAATATTCTGTGATGTTGCGCTAGTGATTTGGCCTTGGGCGTT